GATGACTCTGCATTTGGAGCGTTGTATAATGCTATAGGGCAAAACTGGGGTAAAACTCCTTCAGTGGACAGCGCAGTAGATTACTCTACAGGTTCTTCTGCATGGACTGATTCTGCATCCTTGATCAAGTTGGGTGGTGGATTGGACGCTGAAGACTTGACTAATTCAAATATCATGGCAGGTTTTGATCTGTTCGATGATGCTGAATCTATTCAGGTAGACTTCCTGATTCCTCCTCAGTTAGCCAAAGATTCGGATGCGGTTACCATTGCAAACTACCTGAACGGTATTGCAAAGGATCGTAAGGATTGCGTGGTTCCTGTTTCTCCTCACAGAGAAGGTATCGTTGGCGTAACAACTAGCACTGCAAATACGAATGCCATTACGTTTGCAAATAAATTGTCAAGTTCATCTTACTTGGTCGTAGATAATAACTACCTCAAGGTGTTTGACAAGTATAACGATCAATACATTTATATCCCTGCCAACTCCTCAACTGCTGGAATCATGGCTGCAACAGACTTTGTTGCTGCACCTTGGTTCTCTCCAGCGGGACAGAGACGTGGTAACTATCTGTCAATAACAGATATTGCACACTCTCCTAATAAAGCGCAGAGAGACGCACTATATAAGGCTAACGTTAACCCAGTCGCCAATATTCCTGGCGTAGGTATCGTCCTTTATGGTGACAAGACTCATGAACTTAGACCTTCTGCATTTGACAGAATCAACGTCCGAAGATTGTTTATCGGTGTTGAGAAGTCAATCGCACAAGCTGCTAAGAACATTCTCTTCGAATTCAACGACGAGTTTACTCGTGCTGAGTTCGTGAATGTCGTAGAACCACTACTTCGTGAGATCAAGGGTCGAAGAGGTATTACAGACTTTAAGGTTGTTTGTGACGAAACAAACAATACACCGGCTGTGATTGACAGAAACGAATTTGTCGCTTCTATCTTCATTAAGCCTGCACGTTCTATTAACTTCGTGACATTGAATTTTGTCGCAGTTCGTAGTGGTGTAGACTTTGAAGAAGTCGTTGGCACAGTTTAAGGAGTAGAGAAAGATGGCAATTTTAGGCGTAGATGACTTTAAGTCGAAGCTAAGAGGCGGGGGCGCACGTCCCAATCTCTTTAAAGCGACTGTCAACTTTCCCGCTTACGCTGGAGGCGATGTCGAATTGACATCCTTCCTGTGTAAGGCTGCACAATTACCCGCTTCAGTAATGAACGTGGTTGAAGTTCCTTTCCGTGGACGACAATTGAAGATTGCTGGTGATAGAACGTTTGAAACATGGACAACGACTATTATCAACGATACAGACTTCAATGTTAGAAACGCAATGGAACGATGGATGAACGGTATCAATGCACACAGTGCTAATACTGGTCTGACCAACCCCGTTGAATATGAAGCAGATTTGATTGTTGAGCAATTGGACAAAGATGGCGAGACCATTAAAACTTATCAGTTCCGTGGTTGTTTCCCAACCAACGTAGCTGCAATCGATGTTAACTACGAAACAGTAGATACCATTGAAGAGTTTACGGTTGAGTTCCAAGTCCAATACTGGGAATCTGACACAACTAGTTAATACTAGTATAAGTAATAGAGTCGGGGGCAATTAGCCCCCGCACTTTATCAAAAGAGTGAAATATGGCAGAAGAAAGTAATAGTATTATTAAACTTTTCGGATTCGAACTAAAGAGAGCGAATCAAGATAAGAAACCTGAGAAATTACCGTCCATCGTTCCGAAAGCGGATGAAGATGGTGCGGGGTACGTTACTGCCTCTGGGGCCCACTTTGGTCAATTTATTGACATTGAAGGTGATGGCGCAAAAGATAATGCAGAATTAATTAAGAAGTATCGTGGTGTTGCAGAACACCCTGAAGTCGATGCAGCTGTTGAAGACATCATTAATGAGTCTATCAGTGCATCTGATTTAGAATCCTCTGTAGAAATTAGTCTGGACAAAGTAGATGCGTCCGACAAGATTAAAAAGATTATTGTTGAAGAGTTTGATAACATCTGTTCGATGTTGAACTTCAACGATAACGCACATGACATCTTTAGGTCATGGTATGTGGATGGACGTTTGGTTCACCACCTCGTAGTAAACGAATCTAATATGAAGGCCGGTATTCAGGAAATTCGTCCTATCGATGCCTCCAAGGTTCGTAAAGTAAAAGAAGTTAAATACAAAAAGGATACAAAGACTGACGCCAAGATCGTTGATAAGGTCAACGAGTTTTATGTCTTCCAAGAGAAGCAAGGAACAAGAACAGGTGTCAAGATGTCTACTGATTCTGTTTCGTATGTAACTTCTGGATTGTTAGACGCACAAAGAAAGCGTGTAATATCCTACCTACACAAGTCAATTAAACCCATCAACCAATTGCGTATGATGGAAGACTCTTTGGTAATCTATCGTCTTGCACGTGCACCAGAGAGAAGAATATTTTACATAGATGTTGGTAACCTACCTACTGGTAAGGCTGAACAACACATGAAAGACATCATGACTCGTTATAGAAACAAGTTAGTCTATGATGCAAGTACTGGACAGATCAAAGATGATCGTAAACACATGTCCATGCTAGAAGACTTTTGGTTGCCTCGTAGAGAAGGTGGCAAAGGGACTGAGATTTCTACACTGCCTGGCGGTGAGAACCTTGGTCAGATTGATGATATTATCTACTTCCAAAAGAGATTATATCGATCACTTAACGTTCCAATAAATAGACTGGAACAAGAAGCTCAGTTTAGTCTTGGTAGATCAACAGAGATCAGTCGAGACGAAGTTAAGTTTCAAAAGTTTGTGGACAGACTGCGTAGAAGATTCTCTATGTTGTTCTTGGGTATTCTCAAGAAGCAACTAATCCTCAAAGGTGTTATTACTGAGGATGATTGGGAAGAGTGGAAAAACAATATCGTCATTGACTTTATTCGTGATAACCACTTTACTGAACTTAAAAACGCAGAACTCTTAAGAGAGAGACTGGACACAATGGATAGGATCACTAATTATGTTGGTGAATATTTCTCACGTGAGTGGGTAATGAAGAACGTCATGATGATGTCAGACGAAGACATAAATCAAATGAAAGATGAAGTCGAGTCTGAAAATTCAAAAGGTGACGATGACGAAGATGATTTAGGAGTATAATCATGAGTGAAGTAGAAAATCAAGAAGTCGAACAACAAGAAGAAATCGGTCAAGCACAGCAGTTTATTGATGCTTTGCAACAGCAGAATTTCAACGCTGCACAGACCACGTTCAATTCTATGTTAAACGACAAACTGCAAGCCAGATTGGATGCAGAAAAGGTGGCAGTAGCTGGTTCCATCTTTAATGATGCGGATGGCGACATTGAAGATGAAGAACTCACTGACCAAGAAATTGAAGATATGGTCGATGATGAGATCGGCGAGGAAGGTATTAGTGACGATGAAGAAACAACCGAAGATGTGGTTGAAGACGAAGTGGAAGAAACTCCACAAACTGATGAAACAGGGCAGACTGCATAAAGTAGTAAACCTGTGTTTTTAAAAACATAAATTGTATAAATAATAGGTACAACGGAGAAAACTTACTTTGAAAACGTTTGAACAAATCAGAGAGGCAAAAAAACCTCAAGGGAAAAAGGTTCATTCCGGAACAGAGAAAGTCCGTGGAAAGAAAATCCCTTACGAAGTCTGGAAAGGCAGTAAGGGATATACCGCATATGTCGATGGAGATATGCTGGACATATTCAAGTCCGAAAAAGACGCCGTTAAAGGCGCACAAGCTATTTTAAAGGATTTAGCAAGATGAAGCTGATAAGCGAATACTTAGAAAACGATGTTCAATGCATCGTAGAGAAAAAAGAAGATGGTGAAAAGAAGTACACCATTGAAGGTGTGTTCGCACAGGCCGACAAAAAGAACAGAAACGGACGTATCTACCCCAAACCAATCATGGAAAGGGCAGTAGGTAAGTACGTAACAGAACAAGTTTCTAAGAGACGGGCAGTAGGGGAACTAAACCACCCTGAAGGGCCGACAGTCAACTTAGACAAAGTTTCACACCTCATCACAGACCTCAAGTTTGAGGGAAATGATGTGGTAGGAAAGGCACAAGTATTGGATACTCCAATGGGTAAGATCGTAAAAGGTCTCCTAGAAGGCGGTGTTCAACTAGGCGTGTCAACTCGTGGTATGGGTAGCCTTGAGAATCGAAATGGCGCCATGGTCGTTAAAGACGACTTTATTCTTAGTACTGTTGACATAGTACAAGACCCTAGCGCACCAGAAGCTTTCGTTAATGGAATTATGGAAGGTGTAGACTGGGTTTGGAATAACGGCATTTTAGAGCCTCAGGTAATTGAGAAAATGGAGACTGAAATTAAAACTACTCCGAAAGCATTTCGTCCAGAAGTGCAAATTCGAGAGTTTAAAAATTTCCTCTCGTTAATAAAATCGCAATTATAAAGGAGTCGATTATGACTGATGTCAATCAAGAAGTCGAAGCTGTCGAACTCCACGATGAAGATATTAACGATATCGTGGAAGAGACTCTCGACGAAGCCGCTCCTGCTGTTAAGTCAGCACCGAAGGGCGACGAAGGTGAAGTAACTGAACCTGAGTCAATCGCAAGTGTGGACAAAGCTGCAGACGCAACAAAACAAGCTCCTGTTCCGAAAACAAAAGCAGGTATGATCAGTGCCATGTACGGTAAATTGAACAGCATGAAAAAGGCTGACCTTCAAGCATCGTACAAAAAGGTAATGGGCGAAGAAATGGAAGTAGAAGAATCAAGTGTTGTCGCTGAGACACAAATTGATACTACTGCTGAACTAGACGCACTGGTAGAGTCTGAGGCAACACTCAGTGATGAGTTTAAAGCCAAAACTGCTGTAATTTTTGAAGCAGCTGTGAAAACAAAACTGTCTGAAGAAGTAGACAGAATTGAAACACAGTATCAAGAACAATTAGCTGAGGAAGTATCTTCAGTTAAATCTGATCTTGTGGAGAAAGTAGATAGCTACCTTAACTATGTAGTTGAAACTTGGATGGAAGAGAACAAATTAGCTGTACAGAACGGTCTCCGTACTGAAATCGCTGAGACGTTCATGAACAAAATGAAAGATGTCTTTGTAGAATCTTACATTGAAGTTCCTGAGTCCAAAGTTGACCTAGTTGACGAACTAGCTGAATCTGTTGAAGAGTTGGAAACTAAACTCAACGCAACAACAGGTGACGCAATTAAACTTGCCGAAGAACTTGAAACATACAAGCGTGATTCAATTATTGTTGAAGCTGCACGTGGTATGGCAGAAACTCAAGTAGAGAAACTTCGTGGTTTGGTTGAGAACGTAGATTTTGATGACGAAGAGTCATTTAAGTCTAAGGTCGAAACAATCCGTGAGTCTTTCTTTAAGGCTGAAAAAACTGATGTAACTGACGAAATTACTGCTGAAGAACCTGAGACAACTGTCGAAGTGTCTTCTGTAATGGAACAGTACATCCAAACTATTAGACAAACCGCTAATAAATAAGGAAAACCATTATGAATTCTTACGATAATCTTATCGAAAAATGGAGTCCTGTATTGAACGAAGAGTCTGCTGGCGAGATCAAAGATCACCACAGAAAGGCCGTTACTGCAGCGATTCTAGAAAACCAAGAACGTGCTCTTTCTGAAGAACGTGCACAACATTCAGGTTTCATGACTGAAGCAGCTCCTGCTAACGCAACTTCTGCTATCGGTACATGGGATCCGATTCTCATCTCACTTGTACGCCGTGCAATGCCTAACTTGATGGCATACGATGTATGTGGTGTTCAACCGATGTCTGGCCCTACTGGTCTTATCTTCGCTATGAAGGCAAGATACCAAGGTGGTTCTACTTCTAACCGTGAAGCACTGTTCAACGAAGCTGAAACTCGTTTCTCTGGCGACAGCGGTGGTACACATGATTCCGACAACGTGTCTGGTTTCAACGGTATCACTCCTTCTGGTGACTCTGCTGACGCACTTCGTGGAACTGCTCTTGCTGCAGGCGGTATGCCTACCGCAGACGCTGAAGCACTTGGTTCGACAGGTGGTTCTGCATTCAACGAGATGGGATTCACCATTGAGAAAGCAACCGTGACTGCAAAGTCTCGTGCTCTGAAAGCTGAGTACTCTCTTGAACTCGCTCAAGACCTTAAAGCAATTCATGGTCTTGACGCTGAAACTGAGTTGGCAAACATTTTGTCTACTGAGATTCTTGCTGAGATCAACAGAGAAGTTATCAGAACTATTAACTCTCAAGCTAAGACAGGTGCCCTTCAGTCAAACGTAACTAAGAACGGTATTTTTGACCTTTCTAGTGACGCTGATGGTCGTTGGTCTGCTGAGAAGTTCAAAGGTCTGGTTGTACAACTTGATCGTGAAGCAAACGTTATTGCAAAAGAAACAAGACGTGGAAAAGGTAACGTAGTTATCTGTTCTTCTGACGTTGCTACTGCATTGGCTGCTTCTGGTATGTTGGACTATACTCCTGCTATGAACACCAACTTGCAAGTTGATGACACAGGTAACACCTTCGCTGGTGTGTTAAATGGACGTTTACGTGTATACATCGATCCGTATGCACAGACAGATTACGTAACAATCGGCTACAAGGGTACTAACCCTTATGACGCTGGTCTGTTCTACTGTCCTTACGTTCCTCTGCAAATGGTTAAAGCCGTTGCGGAAGACACTTTCCAGCCTAAGATCGGTTTCAAAACTCGTTACGGCATGGCTTCTAACCCATTCGTTGGAGCAACTCCATCTGATGGATTGGCATCTGCTAAGTCTAACCAGTACTACCGTATCTTCCGTGTGGACAACATCCTCACATAAGGATAAAAAGAATCCCTTAAGGGACACTTTTGAGGGGCACTTCGGTGCCCCTTTTTTTATGCATATATAATAGAGACAAGGTAGTCACTAAACGAATGGAAGCGCAAACCTCAACACGAGGATTATGCTATGAGAACAGCGCTGTTCTTATTGTTGCTCTTACCGTTGTCTGCTCATTCTGAGACGGTAATCAACTATGATGATGGGTCAACTCTGACTCTGACCGAAGATGAAAAGATTCACGTTACTAAGGGTAAGTTGTACCAACAACGTACTTACAGTAACGGCAGAACTATCCAATTCAAGGTGTTTCCAGAAACTACTCGGCGAGATTATGTGCCGGTAGACACTGGTACTGATCCCGAAATGACCATTGGGTCACATGAGTGGTGTTCCGCTTATGTACCTTGGTCAGAAGGATACACTTTTGGTATGCAAGCATGGCAACGTTATTGTGACACCAACAACAATAATGTGTACGACGAAGGCGATGCGCCTTGGGAAGGATAAGAGAGGGGGACTTGCGTCCCCTTTTTTATTTGTAATAATCTCCGTAAGGGTGACCTAGACTTAGACAAACAGGGCCACCAGCACCCTCATCAAAAGGACACTTAACACCATCAATATCTACAATAGTAGTTTCTGTGGGAGCACCATTCTCAACTGGATTGCGTTTGATGTGTTGAGGCAAAAAACCCCCTACACGAACATCACAATCATTCATGTCAAGATCGTCGGGAAGACTCTCTCCTAACAACCTTTCAATGAAATGTAAAATATAATTCCGTTGTTTATTAAAGTCTTCAATCCATTCCTCACGGAACTGTTTAAGATCAGACACCCTCTTGTCAGAGTATCCAAAAACATAACAAGGAACCCTATACTTTGCGGAGTTTATAATTCCTCGCATCCATGTTGACATGTTGTCACCTTGAGCGGCACTGTATGAAATGTATCCTTGTTCTTCAATCTGTTCAAGAGTACGGTTTTCAACACCAGCTGGAACAATACCCTGATTTGAGAATTCAGATTTGATAGTATATTTAGCGTGACTACTATTCGAACTGTAAGTTCTGAAGTTGGCGTAAGCATCTGAATTTGACGAAACGATATCAGCGATACTATCCTTTACATTTTTAGTCTTACTGTTACCAACAAAATCTTCAACAGCCTCCCGAATTGCTTCGGGAGTCCTGTCAACCAAACCGGCTTCAACTGCAGCTGCGACTTCTTTTATATAATCCTGTTTCGTTTGAGTTTTAGCCGGACTGCCGTGCCAATTGCTATTAGAGGCAGCAACTCGCATGTTGTATTCCGAATTCTGGAAGTGAGTAAAATCGTACACATCAAACATATAGAAAGATTGTCCGATTTCTTTCAAGACAGGTTCACGGTGAAATCCACCAAGACCCTTCAAGATTTCAGGGTTTGTCGGATCAAACGCTGCTGGGGGTGGGTTGCATTTGTCAAACAAAAAACCAGAAGTCAAAAAATCATTCTTCAGATCAGCGGAGTGGGTTTGGTCGTTGGTTTTGTCTCGTGGTTGCACAGACTCTTCCATACGTACCATGAACCAAGGTACATAATATCTACCTAAGAAGATAGCGCCCTTGTATTCTTTAGGGGGACATTTTTCCAAAGACTCTTCTAGAGTTTTATCTGTAAGAGAAAGGAAGTTTGGGCCGAGATCACAGTTTTTTCTCCATAAACCGGACACCATAGGATTGACACGAGTCGAAATAGACTCAACAGCTTTGAGTTTCATAAGTTTTTCCTTACTTAAATTTAATTTAAACAATTTATGAAGTGAACGTCTACCGAGTAAACCCACACTTCATATCTTATATAGTATCACAAGTATTTCTACTTTGACAATACTTTTATCGAATAATATCGATATCTTCTGCGTTAGTATTCCAAGTCTCCACAACGGAACGCAGTCTACCGTCTGACTTCAGAGACTCGTATCGTTTACCTGCCTTCTTACGCCACCATTCGGTGAGGTTCTCAAGTTCGAAACGATCAAAGTTATCTTTCTTAACAAGAGTATCAGTCTTGAGGTTAAGAAAGTCGGGTACATTCTCATACCCGTATGTTGAATAGAAGGAACGTTTCTTTTCAGTAAGTCCCTTTGCATCTAAAAAGGTCTGACAGAACTTCGCATATGCACCCTCATCATGTTGTTTGAGAGAGGATTTGATGATAGATGCCATCTTAGTCTGAGTCTTCAACTTGCGTGAAGATGCGTCAGCTGGTACTAAGAATTCTCCGCCGTTCCTTTCCCTAAACCAATCATTAAGTTTACGGAAGTTATCATCATTAATAAGCGGTGCGAAGTTTGAGTCTGTCAGACCGTTAAACCTCAAAATGGGTTTCATGCCATCGTACATAGACGATGACTTGGATGACCCATACAGAGAAGTAGTTTCGAACATACAGATGTTCGCATCGTACTTCTTGTTCAGTGCTTCACGCACTGTGTGGGAACAACAGATGGCTGCAAGTAACTTACCGCCAAGATAGTTGAACCCAAATGGTTGAGTGGGTACAATGTTGAAACCCATAATCACTGACTTGTTGAACCTTGACATTACTTCAGGACTCATGGTGTCTAGTGGTTTACCCAACCATTCATTACGTGGACGTGAGTTAATGGTTGGTGATCCAAATCGAATCATACCCATAACCATGCCCGTGTTCTTTTCCTTAACTAACCACAGCATTTGTTTGCCGGGGATTGAAGACTCTACAGGTGCAGACGTAGTAATCTCCATATATGACATGAACTGATCCTGTTTACACGGGGATACAACAAACTCCATATCATTCGGGTGCATGTCAAACTTGTCAAAGAGATCATTCTCAGGCCCCATGCCAGGCAGTGCAAATGGAAAAGTCTCCATACGCTCTAGTTTAATTTTACGCATGTAGTCATCGATGCGATCAAAATTCGCAAAGAAGTCTGTAAATACACCAGCGGCGTAACATGCATCTTTCTCAGATAAAATCATAAGTTCCTCTCATTACTACGTATTATATAGCATTTGCATAGGGGTTGTCAAGCGTATAAATAGAAGAGTGACCACAGGAGATAATTATGGCGACTGTTACGACTAACAAAAACTACTTACAACCTAGTGGGTTTTCGGTTTCTATTGAAAGAACCAACTACCCGAATCTACAATATTTTGCACAGAGTATAACACACCCTGGCGCCTCTGTCAACCCTGTTGAACTGCCGGGCCGTAGAATAACGTCACTGCCTTTTGCGGGTGACAAGATCACCTATGGTGAATTGCAAGTAGACTTTATCCTTGATGAGGATATGGAGTCTTACTTAGAGATGCAAAACTGGTTGGAAAGAATGGTCAATGACGGAAACGTATCAACCGCACACGCATTGCAACACGGTCTAGTAGCAACTTTCGCAGACATCACGGTCACCATCCTAACCAGTCACAACAACGCCAATAAAAGGATCAAGTATAAAAACTGTATCCCAACAAACGTAGGTTCTTTTGAAATGAACGCCAGTCAAAACCAGACCTATATAACATACACCTCTAGTTTTAGGTTTGATACATTTGAGATAGTTTAGTATGTTGACTCGTTATGATATTAAGAACAAAGAAGTTCTTGACATCTTGGAAAAATTCAGGTATACTTTTATAGATGAACTCCCGACTAAACACCTAGTCGAAGGACGTGGCCAAGAGATGGATCGTGATTACTATCTGTCTGATGTTTTTAGGGATAAGATTATCAATCAGGGTAAAGACCATTCCGGTGGTGCTGATAGAGGGTTTCTTCATTTTATGAAACCCGATAAACTTGTTGTCGAAGGTGAGTATGCAGACCGATATAAAAATGCATGGAGAACACTGGACACTGAGATCAATACTCTGCTTGGATCAAGATATAGTGCATTGAGTTCATTGTATCCACCCAAGGGATGGATTGGATGGCATAACAATGCAGACGCTTGTTCCTACAACCTAGTCTTTACTTGGTCGGAGACAGGAGATGGTCAGTTCATACAGTATGACAGAGAAACAAAACGTAATGACATACTGAAAGATAAAAAAGGATGGTCTTTAAAGGCCGGATATTTTGGTAATTATGATGATGATAAATTAGTATATCATTGTGCAAAAACTGAGTGTTGGAGAATGACCTTGAGTTACATCTTTAACAAAACTCATTATGATTACTGGAAGGATTGTATAGATTTTATTACTGGAGAATAATTATGTTAGACCTTGAGTCTATTTTGAATGAATGGAAAACCGATGCGGAAATTGACAGATATAAACTAGATGATACCTCTATAGAGACATCGAAGTTACATGCAAAATATTTGCAGTACCTATCTCTTACCAAGTTACAACTAAAACGTGCTGAACATTCCCAACGGAATCTGTTTAAAGATAAGTTTATGTATTACGAAGGTAAGATGTCCCAAGAGGATATCAACAGTAAAAACTGGCAGTATGATCCCTTTGAGGGTAACTTACCGACTAAAGCCATGAAAGAGAAAATGGCTGATGCGGACACAGACATCCAGAAGTCAGAAGAGAAAGTAGAGTACCTTAAAGTTACTATAAGTACTCTAGAGGAAATCATTCAGACTTTGAGATGGAGACACTCTACCATCAAGAACATTATAGATTGGAGAAGACTTGAATCCGGCGGATAACACTATAAGAGTTAAGATGCTTAATAACTCTTACATGGCAGTAGAATCTAACCCTTCACAAGAACAAGAGTTACGTGAGTACTTCTCTTTCTTTGTGCCGGGCCATAAGTTCATGCCTGCCTTTAAGAGACGCCAGTGGGATGGTAAGATCAAACTCTATAATCAAGTCACCAAACAGATTCATGTCGGTCTGTATAATCAACTCCGTAAATTTTGCGGAGACCGATTCTATCCCCTACAGATCATAGACTCCTATGAATGGGGAACACCAAATGCAAGGAACAAGATATCCCACCCAGACTTGGTGAAGTTCCTTGGAAACCTCAAAGCACCTTTCGAACCTTACGACTATCAGTACGAGGCCGTTTCTCACAGTATCGAAAACAAACGTGCGATTCTACTGTCACCCACAGGTTCCGGTAAGTCATTCATCATCTATAATGTAATGAGATGGATTGAGAAGAACGAGAATGGAAAGATTCTTGTTGTAGTACCAACAACCTCTCTGGTAGAACAGATGTATAAGGACTTCAGGGACTACGGGTATGACGTAGAGAATCAGTGCCACATGATCTACTCAGGTAAGGACAAGACTACCGATAAGAGAATAATCATATCGACGTGGCAGTCTATCTACAAATTCGGTAGAGAATGGTTCGAAGACTTTCATTGTGTTTTCGGAGATGAAGTCCATTTATTCAAGGCAAAATCTTTGGGCACACTTATGGATAAGTGCGTCAATGCCAGATACCGTATCGGCACTACGGGTACACTTGATGGTACTGAAACAAACAAACTTGTACTTGAAGGTCTTTTCGGGCCCGTGTTCAAGGTCACCACCACAGTAAAACTGCAAGAGGATAATCAACTCGCAGACTTAGATATCAAAGTATTGTTACTGAGATATCACAATGACGAATGCGTCAAAATGAAAGGCAAAACCTACCAAGAAGAAATTGAATATATAGTAACTAATGATAAGAGAAATCAATTCATAAAGAGGCTTACTCTGGATCAAGAAGGCAACACTCTGGTGTTGTTTCAGTTTGTAGAGAAACACGGTAAAGTTCTATATGACCTAATAAAAAAAGAATCTGAGAAAGATCGAAAAGTATTTTATGTGTCCGGTGAGGTCGATGCCTCAGATAGAGAACAGATACGTGGTATCGTAGAGGGACAAAAAAATGCTATCATCGTTGCAAGCCTTGGAACTTTTTCTACTGGGATTAATATTAGGAATCTCCATAATATTGTCTTTGCTTCTCCAAGTAAATCACAGGTTAAGGTACTTCAGTCTATCGGAAGAGGGTTACGAAAAAGTGACAATGGGGTTGCTACTAACCTTTATGATATATCAGATGATCTACATTGTAGAGGTTATCGAAACTTCACTCTGAAACATTCCGCTGAAAGAATAAAGATATATAGTAGAGAAGGTTTTAAATACAAAATCTTCCCAATTAATCTAAAAGGATAAGTCATGATTAAACAACTTAAGTTGACAACTGGCGATGAAGTAGTATGTGAAGTTTTAGAAGACGATGAATTCGAAATTCCTGTACGCAATGCGTTACGTCTAATTTCCAAGGAAGTTGACGGATACAAATACTACACGTTTAAGAATTTCATGGTCTATCAAGACCGTCCCGAATCCGTAAGTGTTATTCGTGCGGAACATATCGTTTCGTATGCAAACCCACCGGAAGATTTGCAACTTGAATGGGAGAAGGCTCTAGAAGAAATGTATGCGGAGACTTCTAAAGTCAAATCACTTGACTATGAGATGGAGATGCGTGACTCAAGTTCTAATATAGTTAATTTTCCGAAAGGGCCTCAAATTCATTAGGTGTATATTCACTTTCCCGCAGAGGAGCTCTTATTATATCATGGATTTTTAAATCTGGCAAGCACTAAATGATAATTATTGAAAATTTCGTAAAACACTTAGATGAAGTGCTTGAGTTTGCAGATAGTCTGCCATACTACACTTGTGATGAAGTTCGTCAGGCGGGAAGGTTCAAAGGACTCCGGACACTGAATGTGGCCGAGATGAGTGACTTGACTGAAGATATATATGACACCATTGGAAGGAGACCCAAGTCTCTCTACTTTCATAAACATGATGGTGACCCAGATTGGGAACCTATAGTACACAGAGACCAATGGGATCACGCTGGAGTTATATACTTACGTGGCGGAAAGGGATGTGGTACTGAGGTAGATGGTGTTGTCCATGAGTACAAGACTGGGAAATTGATTCAGTACAATGGGAAAGACTTACACAGACCCGAAGGCTTCCCTATAGATAGATTGGTAGTTACATTTTTTTGTTGAGGATATTATGATTACAGGATTTACTGCAAGTACATTTGACTTACTTCATGCTGGTCATGTCTCTATGTTAAGAGAAGCCAAAGATCAGTGCGACTACTTGGTTTGTGCTCTACAAGTTGACCCTTCCTTAGATAGACCCGAAAAGAATCCGCCTGTACAGACGTTGGTTGAAAGATGGACGCAACTACAGGCGATTAAATACGTCGATGAAATTATTCCCTATCAAACAGAACAGGACTTGGAAGATATTCTTAAAATGTTTGACTTTGATGTAAGAATCATAGGTGCGGAATATAAGGATAAGACATTCACAGGCCGTGCAACGTGTGCTGCTCGTGGTATTGAAATTTATTTTAACCGAAGAGACCATAGGTTTTCTACATCTGACCTACGCCGAAGAGTTTCTTCACTTGCCATACCTACCCCCACTAAGGTATAATACGTGAAATTTAGGAGTATTTTGTGACTAAACCAAAAATCAAACCAAAAGATAAACCACATTACGTTAACAACAGACAGTTTTCTGAAGCTGTTGTCGAGTATTGTGAACGAGTAGACTGGTGTAAAAAGAAGGGTGACCCCAAACCTGTTGTACCAAACTACGTAGCAGAATGTTTTCTTAAGATTGCGGAGGGACTTTCCCATAAGGCCAACTTCGTCCGGTATACCTATCGTGAAGAGATGGTGATGGATGCAGTGGAGAACTGTCTGAAGGCGATTGAGAACTATGATATCAAGACTGCAACACGTACTGGACTACCCAATGCGTTTGCTTACTTCACACAAATATCTTGGTATGCATTCTTGCGTAGGATTCAGAAAGAGAAGAAGCAACAGGATATCAAGATGAAGTATATCACTGAAGCTGGTTTAGAAGCATTCCTTGATGGTCACAGTGATCAAGAAAGAGATTTCTCTAATGTCATTCCATTCGTAGAAACCCTACGTTATCGTATTGATCAAGTGAAAGGCGCTGATGCGGAATTCAAAGAATATGTAAATGAACAAAAGAAGCGTAAACGCAGAACTGTCAAAGTAGACTCAGACCTAACGGATTTTTTGGTAGATGATAAAAAACCTAGTTGATAGTGAATATGTAGAGACGGTTGTTCCCAAAGATGTAATGAATGCGGTCAAGTTGGAATCCATACACTACGAAGATTTAAAACCCTACAACAGTAAACTTGCTGGTAATATCAAACGAGAGTATGTACTAGAAAGTTGCCGTGGTTATGTTAGGGACTACGTGGAGAATACCGCAAGAGAGTGGCGAACAGGTAAGTGGAACATGACGGACTTGTGGGTCAACCTTATGGCCAAACACGAGTTTAATCCACCACACCGACACGGAGGCGATCTATCATTCGTGATGTTTGTTGATGTCCCATATCAGATTGAGGATGAACTTAACATGTATCCGGACACTAGTGCATCTTGTTCTGGCCATTTTTCTTTTCAGTTTGCCAACATGTATGGTGATCTGTGTGAGAAATTTATTCCAGTAGACAAGTTGTACAACAATAAGATGTTTATGTTTCCGTCCAAACTAAAACATTGTGTCTATCCATTCTACACTAGTGATGAGTTTCGTGTCACTGTCTCAGGTAATTTAGAAAGGGCTTGACAACTCCTTACGCATCTGGTATCATGGGTGCATTTATATAAATTCGGTTTAATTTATGAAGATAGCAATACTGAATGATACCCACTGTGGTATCCGGAATTCTTCTGACATTTTTATGGACTATCAGGAACGTTTCTATAAGGACGTTTTCTTTCCGTATCTGTTAGAGAATGATATTAAACACATACTGCACCTTGGTGATTACTACGATAATCGTAAGACAATCAACTTCAAGGCCTTGAGTCATAACCGTAAAATCTTCTTAGAGAAGTTGCGTCAATATGGTATCACTATGGACATCATTCCTGGCAACCATGACACTTACTTTAAGAACACTAACGAACTTAACGCACTGAAGGAACTACAGGGTCACTACATGAACGAAGTGAATCTTGTTATGGAACCAAAGGTTGTCAAGTATGGTGAACTAGATGTTGCCTTGGTTCCTTGGATAAATCAGGAAAATGAAAGTGACACTTTAGAATTCCTTAAGTCATGCAAGGCGCCCGTGGTTGGTGCACACTTAGAGTTGGCTGGGTTTGAGATGGATCGTGGTTTGTTTTGTCATGATGGTATGTCACCGAAACACTTTGAGAACTTTGATATGGTTCTGACTGGACACTTCCACACAAGGTCTAGTAAGGACAATATACATTACCTTGGTGCACAGATGGAGTTCTTCTGGAACGACTGTGGTGATAACAAGTACTTCCATGTTCTTGATACTGAAACAAGAGAACTAACTCCCGTACAAAACCCAATCAAAATCTACGAGAAGATTTACTACGATCATGAACAGATGGGTAACTTCAAGTTCAAAGACATGCGATATCTAGACAACAAGTTCGTAAAGATAATCGTTGTCAACAAGGGTGATGCGTATGAGTTTGAACGTTTCGTTGATCGTGTACAGAACTGTAATATACATGAACTGAAGATTGTAGAAGACTTCAAAGACTTCTTAGGTTCTAGTGTGGATGACCAAGCCGTTTCGGTAGAGGATACAGAGACTCTAGTCATGGACTATATTGATGCAGTACAAACTGACCTAGACAAAGAACGTATCAAACAAGAAATTTCCACACTCATGATTGAGGCGCAACAACTGGAGGTAATGTAATGGCTGCAAAAAACGATATTACTGGTGATGCTATTGTTTCTAAAACAAGCGAAAAGTATCGTGATAACTACGACAAAATTTTTCGAAAGGAGAAGGATGTGGGACTAGGTTTTAATGATGGATTCAATGCCCCCAAGGGATTTTGGGAACACTACTGTGAGGTAGAAGATGCCTTGATGGGTGTAGAAAAAGATTTCCCATGCAATTGGTGTGGTAAAACAGAAGAAGATTTTGAGCTTGACAACTCTGAATAACATATGGTAACATACTCGCTATGATCAAATTTGAGAAGATTCGGTGGAAGAACTTTCTATCCACTGGTAACAACTTTACAGAGATTGACCTGACCAAGAAACCTACTACTTTGGTGGTGGGAGATAATGGTGCGGGCAAATCTACGATGTTGGACGCTTTGTCGTTTGGACTCTTTGGTAAGTCACATCGTAAGATATCCAAGGCTCAGTTAGTCAATTCTGTTAATCAGAAGGGCACACTGGTCGAGGTTCTTTTCTCTGTCAACGGGATTAATTATAAGATCGTCCGTGGTATCAAACCTAACGTGTTTGAGATATGGGCCAATGATAACATGATTAACCAGAACTCTCATGCAAAAGAATATCAACAGATTCTAGAACGTAACATTCTGAAGTTGACTCACAAGTCATTCCACCAGATTGTTGTTCTTGGATCAAGTTCTTTTGTACCGTTCATGCAATTGGGTAGTGGTGCAAGGCGTGAGGTCATTGAAGACTTACTTGACATCAACATGTTTAGTAAGATGAATGCCCTATTAAAGGAAAAGATGTCTATCCTTAAAGAAGATATCAAGGACAACTCTCATGAGATAGAGGTTGTCAAGACTAAGATCAATTCACAGAAGAAATACTTGCGGGACTTATCAGCCTTAAACACCGCACACCGTAAGGAGAAAGAGTCAGAAATCACCGTATTACTTGCGGAGATTACGGAACTCCAAGACTTCAACACTGAGAATATGTCTACCGCAACGACACGTCAACAAGACCTGTCGAAGAAACTGGAAAAAGTCGCCACGTCACGTGAGAAGTTACTCAACTACCAGTCTTCATTTAAGAGTGAGATTAAGTCCGTGGTCAAACAGGCCAAGTTCTTTGAGGACAATGCTATATGTCCTACATGTGATCAAGACATCGATGAGGATTTACGTGACACCAAGAAGACCGATGCACAGACACGTGCGAAAGAACTTAATGATGTCATGACCGAATCCCACAATAAGATGGAAGAGTTTGAGACACAACTTAAAGAACTGAACACAGAGTTGGCCGAGGTCACCGAATTACAAAATACGGTAAACAACAATAACCAAACAATTACACGAATCAATCGCAACATAGATCGTATCCGTAATGAGATAGAGAGTATGGCAGAGAACACTGGTGATCTCGCAGAAGCCAACGACGATCTAATGAGACTGAATAAAGAATTAGATACCAAGCAGGATCAGAAATATAAACTGCATGAAAACTATTCTTACCAACAGGTGAGTTCAGAGTTACTTCGTGACACTGGTATCAAGACCAAGATTATTAAACAGTACCTTCCGGTCATCAACCAACTGACCAATCAGTACTTACAGATTCTAGATTTCTTTGTACACTTTGATTTGGATGAGAGTTTCAATGAGACTATCCGATCAAGGTTCCGTGACAACTTTTCGTATGACTCATTCTCTGAGGGTGAGAAACAACGTATTGATTTGTCCCTACTGTTTACATGGAGACAGATTGCAAAGATGAAGAACAGTGTTGCAACCAACCTACTAATCCTTGATGAGACATTTGATTCATCTCTGGATGATGATGGGGTGGACAACCTGATGAAGATCATACACACACTTGGTGAAGAGACTAATGTGTTTGTGATTTCTCATAAGGCGGAACTAGAAGATGCGGCCTTCCAACGTCGAATCGAATTCGTCAAAGAAAAAAACTTTAGTAAAATAAAAGAAGCGGCTTGACACAACGGGTCTGTTGTGTTATTATATGCGTAATTTGTAGATAAACAAAAAGGTGAATATTATGGAATTATCTGATCGTACTCTCGCAGTTCTTAAGAACTATGCGAACATCAACCCGAACATCGTCTTCGAAGAAGGCAACAATGTTCGAACTGTATCTGTCGCACGTAACGTGTTTTCACGTACTACTGTGTCAGAACAATTTCCAGCAGGATTCGGTATCTACGATCTCAATGAATTCTTAAATGTTTTGGGTCTGGTTGATAAACCTGTTCTCTCGTTTGAGAAAGATTATGTGGTTGTGGGTGACGCTACTGGACGTTCTAAGGTCAAGTATTTTTACTCTGATCCGGACATGTTAACTTCTCCGTCTAAGGATATAAACTTACCGGAATTCGAAGTTAAATTCGTACTAGATAATGGTACGTTGGGACGCATTAAACGTGCAGCTCAGGCACTAGGACATAACGAGATTAGTATCCGTCCAAATAATGGATCGATTCAAATCTCTGTACTAGATACTAAGGATGCAACGTCAAATGCGTTTACCATTGACGTGGATGGTTCGTATGAAGATGGAGTTGATTTCAACTTCGTATTGAATGTGAACAATCTCAAGATTGTCAACGAGGACTTTGAAGTCAACATCTCTAAGAAGTTGATCTCTCAGTTCAAGTCTGTACAGTCTGACATTGAGTATTTTATTGCACTTGAAAAATCATCAACATTTGGAGTATAACGATGGCAAAAGCAAACGAAGCTGCAGCGACTGAGGCAGCACAAGACCACACTCAGGCATATGAACTTGGGAACCGTGTATCACGATCTACTATCGCAGTTATTGATACTGTAGTACAACGTGGTGGTTTCAAAGGTGAGGAACTTTCTACTATTGGACAATTGCGTGATCAAGCAATGCAGTTTGTTCAACTTGCTGAAGGTTTTCAATCTGAGACTGCTGGCGACACTGAGTAACTTCAGTGCGCCTGTAGCTCAATAGGATAGAGCAACAGCCTTCTAAGCTGTAGGTTACAGGTTCGATTCCTGTCAGGCGTGCCAACATTTTTAATGCGGAGTTCGTATAATGGTATTACCGGAGGTTTCCAACCTTCAGACGGTGGTTCGATTCCACCACTCCGCTCCAATTTTAAGAGGGACGAAATATGAAATCAGGGAAAGTATGGGGTCATACAGAACTCATTGAGCATACGTCTTCGTTTGAATTTCATAGAATTGAATTCAAGGCGAATCACTGTTGTTCAGAACATTACCACAAGACTAAGTGGAATGGTTTCTTTGTTGAGTCTGGTAGAATGTTAATTAGAACATGGCCAGATCATGAAGAACCAAACGACAGTAGACCTGTTATTTGTGACCAAACCGTTCTTAAGGCCGGTGAGTATTATAAAGTAGAGCCTGGCAAATGGCATCAATTCGTCGGTGTTACCGATGGTGTTGCATTTGAGTTGTATTGGTCTGAGTTTGACGGCAATGACATTGTACGAAGAACACAAGGTCATGCACTAGAACAGGTACAGACGGAACGCCACATTGGCAACCCTTTGACAGACTTAAACTACGATGGCGCATAGTCTTACCGACTACATAAAGTTTTATGATGAGGTCTTTCCAAAGGAAGTTTGTGAAGACCTTATCCTTGCTTACAAAGAAAACCTTAACCACGTGCAAACGCACAAGACCGCTGGTTATATTTTTAATCAACTGGAGATCAACACTACACCTACTATAAAGGGTGTTGCTGATCCCATTTATCGGGCTTTAATTCCAAGGTATCAAGACTACTTCGAAGAGTTAGAATGTTCTGATTATGTAAACTTGGGTCAACCAAGCGTCGAAGCTTTAAGGATCAAGAAGTATAAAAAGAATAGTGGTGAACAGTTCAAGACTCATGTAGATGTCGTTGACCATGAAACCGCTAGAAGATACGCTGTCGCTATTGTGTATCTGAACGATAATGATGGTGCGACAGTATTCCCTACTATTGGTATGAAGGTCGAGGCTAAACAAGGTAGAGTAGTTATATTCCCACCAAACTGGATGTTTCCTCATGCTGGATTGGAACCGACTAATCATGATAAATACATCATGATGACTTGTCTCCATTACACATAGGAAGTGAATGAAAAGGATAACATACAAACACTGGAAGAAACCGGAGGTCATATTGGTGAGAGAAGGAATTCTACCTACCAATATGAATAGGAGTCCGGATAACGATAGATGGGTAATGAAGTGTTCCGATGGAACATGGGAGGATATCCTAAAATCTACAGTAGTCAAGATTGAAGAAATGGCGCCGCCGGATTAGCTCAGCTGGCAGAGCAACTGATTTGTAATCAGTGGGTCGGGAGTTCGAATCTCTCATCCGGCACCAGCCACCATATAACGAAATGATCTATAAACTGTGTTTTTATAGATCAAAAAAAACTTAACTTTTTTTCAAAAAACGCTTGCCTTTAGAACAAGAATGTCCTATAATGGGTACATAAATTGATGAGAGAGGTAAATTATGACTGCATTTGTTAAAGAAGAGTTCGTTTGGGATGGTATGTATCTCATGTATAGAGGCAGACACGAAGAGTCTGTGAACATGGAGGTCGCAAGACCTAACTGTCACCCATCTTGGATCGGTAAACCAAAACCTGAGTTTATCGCAAGGTTCAAGTATGGGCCATACAAGCCTTGGAAGGCGTGGGTCAACTTCCTAGTGAAGAACGTTTCTGTTGAAGAGTACGTCAAACTGGAAAAGGAATCTACTCCGGTTCAGGCGATGAGAAAATTAGGTTATGGAGGAAAGTGNTAATGAAACTTGTTATTCAAACTCAGTTCCGTGAGAACTATGGNGCCCATGATTGGGACGGTAAGGGCGAGTGCCCGCAGTATTGGAAGTTCAAAGGTGGTGACACCTACATCGTTGATGTATCTTTAGCGGAGGCGCAAGATAAGTCTTTCTATGCGTCTGTGGCAAAGTGCATCGAGCACAAGTCTGACTACTCAGAAGAGTATATCCTTGGTGAGTCTCTCATCGACGATATCGACTTCAAAGAGTCGGATCATGTAGAGCACTGGGAATCTCCCATCTACTGCATTAAGTTGTCAGACCGTGACGAACTTCTGTGCAAGTCTGTCGCACGTAAGTACGACATGGAAGCTACGCCTTATGGTGAGCGTTCTTGGTCTCAGACCGAAGATGGTCGTTCTGCTCAACGTCTCGTTACATTCGAACAGATGGACGAGATCGTTTCATACTCAAAAGAAGTAGCATGAGGGTTCAGGTATGTTGGCAATTGTGGGTAGGGATCATCCTATCCTTTTGTCTTCTTATGGGACTTCTCTCGTATCAAGAACAAGAGACTGTAGAACCTGAACCAATACCAGTAGCAACCCCGATTGAAGTTGAACTGATGGGGCCACCGCTACCAGAAACGCCTTTATACTCAGAAAGAGATATTGAATGTCTTGCACTAAACTCATACTACGAAGCTCGTAGTGAAAGTGTAGCTGGTCAAGTTGCAGTAGCTCAAGTAGTAATGAATCGTGTGAAGAGTAATAAATTCCCCAACACTATATGTGAAGTAATACAACACGGGAAAACAAGAATTAACTGGAAGGGTAATGTAGTACCTATATTGAATCAATGTCACTTTAGTTGGTGGTGTGACGGGAAAAGTGATATTCCTGTTGATGTTCGTACTTATCATTCTATACTAGATTTAGTTACAGATATTCTGTACCTAGATACTGTGGACATAACTGAGGGTAGTTTGTACTATCATGCGGATTATGTAACACCGTATTGGGCGCCATCTTTTGAGATGGTTACCAAAATTGATCGACATATTTTTTATGTTGATCGTAATTCTAAATAACCGTTGGAGGAAATTATGGAATTAGAACTATTGATCGGACTAGGTTTACTAGTCACTTTGGTTGGTGCTGTGTATCTTATGAATAAGACACCTAGCATTACCGCTATGGATGACGCTGGTGTTATCAAAGCCGAATTGGATGAAGTTCGTGAAGAGGTTGAAGAAACTTTAGACCTTAACGCAATGACCAAGAAGGAATTGATTGCCCTCGCAGAGTCCAAAGACGTTCTAGTATCTGCTCGTATGAGAAAGGCAGAAATCATCGCAAAACTTCTGTAGTGTGAAGTTTTGGGACAAGGCAATTGCCAAGGAAACGTCGATACATGTATTCATGGGGACAGTGATAAACTACCCCGTGAGTATCTTCTTTGCTTGGCTTTTTATACATGAATGGGGTATCACCGATCCAGTAAAGTTTGCAACAATCTCTACTGTCGGATTCTTTTGTATTGCCTTCACCCGCATATATGTGGTAAGATACCTAACTGAAAAATCGAAAACTAAATGATGGAGTTTATATTATGCGTGATGAATTTTTATGGGTCGAGAAGTATCGCCCTCGCACTGTCGAGGATACAATTCTCCCCGATGCCCTCAAGGACACCTTTCAGAAGATTGTAAACGGTGGTGAGATTCCTAACATGCTTTTCTCTGGTACTGCTGGTACTGGTAAAACAACAGTCGCTCGTGCAATCTGTGACACCCTCGGACTCGACTACATTGTCATTAATGGGTCTGAAGAGGGTAACATCGACACGTTACGTGGCAAGATCAAACAGTTCGCTTCGTCTATCTCTCTCTCAGGGGGCTACAAAGTAGTCATCCTAGACGAAGCGGACTACCTTAATCCCCAATCAACTCAACCCGCCTTGCGTGGGTTCATCGAAGAGTTCTCTCAGAACTGTCGATTCATTCTAACTTGTAACTTCAAGAATCGTGTGATTGAACCACTACATTCTCGTTGTTCTAATTATGAGTTTAACTTTAACAAGAAAGTGCAGGCAGGTTTGTGTGCACAATTCATGGAGCGTGCGGGTAGTATCCTTGTTGCCGAGGGGGTGAACTATAACAAAGACACACTCGCACAGCTAATCATGCGTTACTCACCTGACTGGAGACGTGTACTCAACGAGTTACAACGTCACTCCATTGGTGGACAATTGGAAACTAGTGTCATCCTGAATGACGCAAACGACAACTACAATCTTCTGTTCAAGTCTCTCAAAGACAAGGACTTCAAGAAGATGCGTAGTTGGGTGGTCAACAACATGGACGTAGAACCAGCGGCGGTATTCCGTGGTATCTATGACGTGATGCAAGACCATGTACAACCACAATCGATTCCACAACTCGTATTGATCCTCGCTGATTATCAATACAAGAATGCGTTTGTGGCTGACCATGAACTAAACCTAGTCGCATGTATGACTGAGGTCATGGCTAACGTGGAGATCAAATGAAACTCTGGACAGTTTGGAAATATGCTCTAGGTGGATTCTCCGACGATAAAACGGAACCATACGATAACTATGTTGCCTTACTAAGGACAGTTATTGTTGGTGTTAACTTTCTAACTTGCTTTTTTATTATGGCAAACGTTGTACATAATTGGTGAGATTATGAGTAGAATTGACAACAAACTACATTGGACAACCCTTCTTTCTGAGAAGGTTCTATTAGGAATCATTGGTGGATTGACCGTGATTGCCGCTGGACAACATATCTGGGGCATGTGGCTCACACAGTATGTCATGTTGGCAGACTTGTTTATGTTGTTCATATATGCGGAAGTATTGGGTATGGTAGGTGCGTTTTATAGTACTACCCGTATCCCAGTAACACTTCCGATCATTATTGCCATCACTGCACTATGTCGGTTGATTATACTACATAGTAAGGAGATGGAAGAAATGCAACTACTTGCAGAGGCAGGAGCCATTGCAATACTTTCTGGGTCAGCATACTTGATGTCCCTGAAAGATAAAATGAGTCTTGAAAAAATGAGGATGCGAGATGACTGATAAAAAAAGTAAGGGGTTCTCACCCCAAGAAGATGTTGATGTCTTTATGATGGCTGCAGATCAACCATTAAGATATGTTGTGCCGGACGATCCTACAATCGTGTTTGATGAAGATCAATCAAAATTGTATATGGACTTGGTTGAAGAAGAGTTCTTAGAAACCAAGGAAGCGTTTGCAGACAAGGATATTGTAGGGGTTGCTGATGGTATTGCTGACATGGTGTGGGTCATCATGGGACTCAGTAGTACACTAGGTATCGACTTCTATAAAGTATGGGATGCCGTGTGGGAATCTAACATGAGTAAAGTACAGGATGGACAGTTAATGAAAAATCCTGATACCGGAAAGGTTATGAAACCTGATACATACTTCCCACCAAAAATTAAGGAAGCGTTAGATATTGATTAGTAAGAAAAGACATTTAATGAAGGCTGTTACTTGGAGAATTATTGCTTCAACAACAACAGCATTAATCGCATGGGCATTTGGAATGCCTGCAAAAGCAATCGGAGCTGTATTCATTGCGGATATGGTAATTAAGTTTGTATTATATTATTATCACGAAAGGCTTTGGTACAACGCCATTCGTTTTGGAGTGAAGAAAGATGGAGTCATTGACTAAGTGGGACTATGCCCATATGGAGGCAGCTCATGTGTATGCCAATCTTTCACATGGNCGCAGAGCAAAAGTCGGATGTGTTATTGTAAAGGATAACCGGATCATCTCCATTGGATACAATGGTATGCCCTCTGGTTGGGACAATAACTGTGAAGATGAAGACTGGCCTATCTGGGCCAAAAACGAAAAAAAGATTGATCCGATCTATGTGAAACTCAAAACTAAACCTGAAGTTTTACATGCAGAGACAAATGCAATCGCTAAGGTTGCTAGGTCTGGAGAATCGTCCGAAGGTTCTAGTCTATACGTGACTATGGCACCATGTATGGATTGCGCTAAACTCATACATCAATCTGGCATATCAAGGGTTTTCTATAACAACACATATCACAAAGGTGATGCTGGTATTTCTTTTCTTGAGAGATGTGGCATAGAAGTTATCCATGTCCCAGATAGATAAAATTTATCAAGAGGAACTACGCAAGATTCTTAGACAAAGACTGCGTGGTATTATGTGGCCTACAGAGAACGTTCTTTATTTTAAGAACAACGTTGATGTGCGTCTGTGTCCTAAGAACGGTATCTCTAGTCTGAAGATGTTTAAGGTTCTTGTGGACGGTGCAAATCTTGGTCAGACATTGCGTGACCGTCAATACGCCACTAAAATTCACCGTATGGAAGAAATTAAAAAGTATGGTTACCAACCGGACTTACCTTTTCGAAGAAATAGTTACAGGGTCACTGTTTCACGTGATCCGATAAAGAGATTCTTATCCGCCTGTGAGTATCTAAGGGACGAATATAACAGACAAAAAGATATCACCGGAAAGGATAATTTAACTGAAGAGGAACTGTACAAACTACATAAGTTTTCGGACGTACAGAGACTTCCGAAAAACATTGACGATATTATAAATGGTGTG